AGATTTTCTTCACGCTGTTCAGCACGTTCTACTTCTTTTCGCTTTTCAGTAATTTGCTTTTGCAAATTATCAAAAGCTGTTCCTTCTTCAGTAGTCAATGAACGAGTTTCGGCTTCTGCCTTATTCGCTATTGCTTCCTGCGAGCTTACTAATCCGTTAAGCTCTTGTCTTAATTCCGCAGACTTTTTCATTTTAAAATAGATTTATAATTAATTAAACATTGAGCTTCAAAGACTTTCAGCCCTTTTTCTTTTATAATAAGTTTTTATTGATTTGCAATTGCGCTTCACGAACTGACATTCCGGTAAGAACTTCTTCATCTACTACAGGACTTAAAGCTGTGCGCATTTCTTGCACATCTTGCTCCATTCTTACCAAAGCATCTTTATTAGAACCAATTGGAACAATAGACCATTCTAACAACTCCCAACGTGTGAAATAAACCACTCCAGGGTTTTCACCATTTTGAGCATCACCATAACGCCATTCTTTTACGTTAGCACCAATAGAAGCCATTCGTAAAGTTCCTGCTTGAATTTTTTTGAAAACTTTTTCAGCAGTAGGATTAGTTTCAGCATCTTCAAATCTTACTGTTCCTATTGTCAATTTTCCTTCTTGTCTTACTGTTGAAGTTCCCAAAATCATATCTGGATCATCAGACCAAGTTCTGTGACCATAAGCAACTATAGGATTGTTGTTGTATCTTTCAAATTCAGCACCATCGGCAACAAATACTGTATCATAAGTATCAACTGCTTCAGAAGAAATAACAAATTCTGCTTCACGATTTTCAATCATTGCAGGAGTTAATTCTCTAATTTCTAAAACTACATCACGTGTAATTATTTTATTTTGTTCCATCACCAGTAGGTTTAAGATTATTAATTAATTGCGTTTCTGTGTAAGTATTTACAGGTGTTAAGTGTTCATTTAAGAATTCACTTCCTGGATTCATATCTTCTAGTGAACGCACTTCGTTTCTTGAATAAATACCAGATTGCACCATTTTAGAATAAAATTCACCCTTAGCAGCGATATCTGCACGAAGCAATACATTAAGGTTTCCTTTAATGTAGAAACCAGTGTTTTTTTCTCTAGTAGTGAATAGTTTTTTAGAATATTCCTGTTCTAAGTTTGTTATGTATGGATGAATAGTTCCAACAGCATAGTCAAGAGTTTGTTGCTCAATATTATTGTTGGTTGAATTACCCATTGATTTAATTTTATGTAATGGCATATTGAACCAACGCGCAATATCTTCTATAGAGAAACGGCTCATTTCTACAATTTGCGCTTCTTGTGGTGTTATGTTGATTGGTTTAAACTTGAAGCCATCATCTAAAACCGCAATTCTATCGGCGGATTTTTCTGCCATTGCATTACGCCAGCCTTGAATTATTGCTGCTTTTCCGTTAGGAACTTGTTTATCGGTTTCAATTACACCATTTCTAACACCTTTGTTTTCGAAATTGGTTCCAGAGAAGTTTTGTATTTCTACAGCAATATTCAACTGCTGTGCCGCATAAGTAATTGGTGAAATTCCTATAACACCATTGTGAGTAAACATTTTAAGATGAATAACTTCAGATGATAAGAAAGGATTTGCGTAACCTTTTATGTAGTATAATAGATCACCATCTTTTTTACGAATATCGGTTACATCATCCCAGTTTACGAACTCAAATTCTGTAGGCAAACCAGCATTTGATGATTTGATGATTTGCAAAGAATTCCCACGAAGTAAAAGCGATATAATCACCATTTTACGTTCTACAAAAGAAGTCATGTAGAAGTTAGGTTCTTTAGAAATTAGAAAATCTACTGGATGTGAAGCCATACGCAAACGGCTTTCACCTTCTTTTTGATACACTCCAAAAGGAATTTTAGCCACATCACTAGAAATTTGATTTACAGCATCATAAACCGCACTTAATTTTAGTGATGGTTTAAAGTTGGAAGTAGAAATTTTACCCTGTGCTGTTGCTCCACCGAAAAAGGAAAATACCTCGTTAAACAACGAAGTACTGGTTGCTGCACTTCTTTTTTGTGTAGCATTAGACATTTCAGAAAAAGCACCTTCTAACAATGACATAGTTTTTTAAATTTCTATGTAAAAGTAGATGGTGCTTTTTTAAATGTTTGTAAAGAAAGTTGACAAAGTTTATAAACTCATTATAGCTATAATTCAAATTTTAAAGTTAGATTCGAAAACCTATAAAAACCCTTATTGTGCCAATATTCCATAACTTCTTTTTCATCATTAAGTGAAAATACAATTTTCCATTGTGTACGTTCTGTATTAAAAGAAATTTCTTTAGAAGGGAATTGCTTATCAAAAAAATCTTTCAAATCATCTTTCGTGACAAATTTTGCTTCTAATTTATTCATGTTGTTTTGGTTTTAGTTCATATTTAAAAGCGAAATATCCAATTGCGATTTCTATAAGGATAAATAAAATTACTAATCCGGTTCGAAAGTAATTTTTTGCAATAAATTCCCAATCTAGTAAAATTGATGTTACTAATGCTATAGCGAAGGTAAAGATAATGATTAATAGTTTTTTCATTTTGTTTTGGTTTTTTTATAGTTTGCACTTATTACTTGTCTGAACGTATCATAGTTAGAATATCGGTATTTTTTGAATAACTCGAAATAGGTTTCGTTTGCCGATTCGAATGCTTCACGCCTGTTAGGTTTTTTTGAAATTAATTTGAAGTAATATTCAAAGAATCCAGATGTTGAAGCGAGTTGCTGCATCAATTCTATTTTCTTTTCTAAAGCTATGATTTCTAATCGTAGCACGTTTTCTTCAGGTGAAATTTTGTCTAGCATTCGAAAATATTGTTAGGATTATTATAATAGGATTCGTTTGTTTCTTCTGGTTCTGATAAATGGCCAGCTAAGGCATTGACTAAAGCTGCTATTCCATCGATACGTTTTTTATGTTTGTGACTTTCTTTTTTGGAAATCATGATATTTCCTTTAGAATCTTCAATCGGAACACAAGCCGCCAACATCCATTCCATTGCTGGATTTCCATCGTGTTTTATTTTTCCATCGTAGATTAATTTTTCTAACATCTTTGTTGGATGATTTAATCTTGACATTATTTGTGAAAGTTCAGAAACATTGATTCCTTCATCCATCATATTGGAAACTAAAGAAGACGCGTTCCATGGATCGGTTTCTATTCGCTGAATATTATAACGCTGATAATTTTCTTTTATTTTTGTAAGAATAAAATTATAGTCAACTCTATTTCCTGGTGTTGCAATCATGTAACCAGCATCAATCCAATATCGGTATGGAACACCATCATTTTTACTTCTACGGTCCACATTTTCTTCTGGACAAAAGAGAAATGGTTTAACGTATTGGATTCCTTCTTCATCTGGTTCTGATAAAATTACAAATGCTGTAATATCAGCAATGGAAGATAAATCTAGACCAGCATACGAACCAAACTTTTCAAATTTTTCTAATGAAAGGTTTTCAACTTTGTTTTGTTTCCATATTTCTGTTGGAATCCAGATTGATTCACCATCAACCCACATGTTTAAGTGTTTTGTCTTAAAATTTGGAATTTTAGAAGGTTGATTCATTGCTTTAATGAATTCGATTCTGATGTTTTCTATATCTAATCCGTTGCCTAACAATGGATTGGCTTTGTACCAATTCTTTTCATCTTGCCAATCATCACCAGGATCTAAATCGTGAATCATTATCCAAAGGTGATTATCTACATTTCGACCTTCTAGAACTTCAATAACTGAATCTTCATAGTATTTACAAACCGAAGAAGTGTTGGTTCCAGCCGTTGTAATATGCCATGTTAACGGCTGGCTTCTTTGTACTGATGATGATTCTAGATTTTCTTTCACACCATCATCTTTGTGAGCATGATATTCATCGATAATTGCTAGATGTGAGTTAATTCCATCTTGTGTAGTAGAATCACCACCCAAAGGCATCATAGTTGAAGCTGTAGGCTTGAATTTAATGGTTTTTTGCAATACTTCGAACCCTAATTGCTTTAATAATGGATTTGCCGCAGGTGATTGTATAAATTGTGCCGCTTGCTTCCAACAGATTCGCGCTTGATCTTCTTTTGTTGCACCAACATATACTTCAGCTTCCATTTCGAAATCTACTGACATGCAATATAATGCTAAGCCAGCCATTTCTGCTGATTTTCCATTTTTCTTTGCACGTTTATCATATACGGTACGAATGCGGCGTAAACCTTCGGAATTTTTCCATCCAAATACATTGTACATAGTGAATTGTTGGAATGGCTCTAACAATAACGGTTGACGTTGTAATTTTCCTTTGGTATGATTAATGAATTGAGGAAAAAAATCTACTGCAAACATTCCAGAAGCATGGTCCAAAACAAAACCATCTTTTTCAGCAGTTTCAATCCAGGAGAAAAAACGATCTACTGCTTGCTTGATGCGATTTCCAACAGGAAGTTTACCAGATTTTACATCAAGCGCGTATTGGAATGGAACTGAAGAAAGCATTTCGGTTGTTGGTTGCATAGGTTTATTCTGATTTTGAATAATTACTTAAAGCTTCTTCTTTAGTTTCTACTACATTACATATCATTGTCATAGTAACTTTAGAGAATTCAACATTATCTGTAGTTATTGTTTCAACTAAATGTGGAATAATTTCACCAGAAGGAAGCATTACTTTATGATGTTTTCCATCTGTAAAAACTGTTACAATTTTTTTATTAAATGATTTCATGATTTTTTATTTTTTAAAATTATTTTTAAATCGGCAAATTCATATTTTGTAAAGTTGCAGTTGATACATGTGTATAAATTTCTGTCGTTTTACTCGATGCGTGCCCTAAATGTTTTTGTATAATTCTTAAATCGGTTCCTGCTTCTAATAATGCTGTAGCGTTTGAATGCCTTAGCAAGTGAAAATGATATTCTTTTCCTAAATACTGCTTTACTATCTGGTTGCAGCTTCTTTCTGAATATCTTAAATCGAATTGACCATTGAAAACATATTCTTTTGGCCAGTAAACTTTGTGATAGGTTCTAAGTATTTCTAAAACCTTTGGTGATAAAGCCACAATCCTATCTTTTTTACCTTTGGATTGTCTGATGGTGATAATCATTCTTTTAGAATCAATATCACTTTGCTTTAAATTACAAACTTCACTTACTCGCATTCCGGTTGAATATGCTAAAGCCAAAATTGCTTTGTGTTTTTTATTCTCAATTTTTTCAATCTTATCCAGGAGAAATTGCTTTTCAATAATTTGTGGCAATTTTTTTTCACTTCTAGGATATTCAATATGTTTGAATTTTAATGGTTGCTTTCCGGTTAACTTATAAAATAGTTTAACTGCTGAAATTCTGTGTTTTCTTCCATTAATTGAATTAGCCAGAAGCAACCATTGTTTTATTTGCATTTCTGATATTTCAGATGGTTTCGTTGCAACATGATTAAAGTATTTTAAGAAAGCTGCAACTTGTGATTTGTAATTTTCAATTGTATTCGAAGAATAGTTTTTTAATTTTAAATCTTCGGAATACATTTCGACGTATCTTCCGATGTTCATGGCGTAAAGTGTTTATTTTATTGGTGTTTATAGATGGTGTTTACATATAGGAGTTAAGCCGAAATGCCTTCGACATTCCGCCTTAACAGCGGCACTTCGCTTAACTAGCACTTTAAGCAAGCTTAAAACCCTTCTCAAAGCGCCGCTGTTAGCAT